ATAATCGTGTTGTTCTTTTTTAAAGTCTGCAGCATTTGTAGTTGCAATCTCTTTCCATTTAGCATCAAAGGCAGCCGTGGCAGGTTCTAACCCTGCGAATTTATCTTTAAACTTAGAGTTGTTTAAGAACTGAATAACAGGTGAGTTTTTAGCTGATGGTCTTGCTTTACCTGTCGACATAACTGCTGGTAAGAAAGATGCAAGTTGATAGGTACCGTAAGATGCACCACCTAGATCGCCACCTGCGCCTCCATTGTACGCATTAATCGTACCTGGACCCTTGCCACCGGATTCATATTTTTCAGATGTTTGACCAAGCTCCCAACCTTCAACAGTTGGTGTACCGACCTTAACTGGCTCACCTTGACCGTCAACAACTACATTACCTGAACCGTCTTTAAGTACACCATCACTTGGATTAGATACTTGAGGTTTTTCTTCTTGTACCTTAAATGCTTTCTTAGCTGCCTTGGTAGCAATAGTACCAAAGATGGCAGGTTGCTGCATATCTTCCCCATCAAGAAAGAATCCAATAACCCATGTACCTTCAACAGGGCCTAGAGGCGAAGAACCAATACCTGAAATTGCTGCTGAGGTAATTGGTTGTATAGGTGTTGCCCATGGCAGATCTTTTGTAGGTAATATTTCCTTACTATCGGTATGATACCCGTAAATACGTACCCTACATCTTCCCATTTTTTCAGGGTCCATGCGATCTTCTACCACCCCAATCCACCAATTAAAACCATCTCTGTTAAAAATTTTCTGCATAATTAAGCCTTAGTATCACTTTCTTTATCTACATATAAAGAATCTTTAATAACTTCCATTATCATTTCATGCTCCATCTTTGTTACTCGATGATGAATAGCTGATATGAGATAGTAACCTGAATATAGTTTATCCTGTGCTGAAGACTCATTATCAGACTCATCTTTAGCACCTAATGAAGGGTATTCAAAGTAAATAATTCTACCAACTTCAGCATCTGTTCTACCAGGCACTGTCATATTCATTTTAATATTAGTTAACTCTAACATACTTGATAAGCGGTTACCATGAATCTCACCCATTTTTTCATTAATATTATCTTGATAGTTATCAAATAGTTTAGGATTCTTTGGATAAAAACTTATGTTAGTTGCAAAGTTTTTAAATGTATCTTTATTAAATACAGGCTTTGCTTCTGTACCTTTACCAGACGAATGAAATTGTTTTTCATAATTAACAGTATGATCATAATCAATTAATTGATAATCTTTATTAAAAACATCTAGATATATTAATCTATTACCAAGATAACCGCTGGTGTAATTTTTAATATAATCAGTTGTCTCAATCATCTCTACGTCTTTAGCGAGAAACATTTCTCGATTAACATTCTGAGATTTTTTATCATCTCGAACGTTAGATGCTGATATTAAGTATCTACCAAAATAATTTTTATTTTCGTGAGCATCTTTAAATAAATTTTCAAGTGTACCAATATAGAAGTTCTTGTTTGATTCAAAAAATATAAAGTTCTTTGCAACCCCGTCTTTAGGTATAGCCTTAGATGCTAACCAATTAATACATTTAAGAGGGGACCAACCAGGTGATATAAATTTAACTTTATTAGATGACTCATTAATAATAATTAACTCTGTCTCTTTAGGATTCTCTTTAATAGTATTATCTGTTTCTGAAATATTAAAGTTACGAGAGGTTGCAAGAAAGTCGGTAAAGATCTTACCTGCGACATCCGTCACTGTACCTTCAAATGGCGCGAATAATGGTAGATTAACGTCATAGAAAAATTCAACCGAGATAAAATGCAAGATAAAGTTTTGTGTATTTTTATCTCTTACAATTGTTCTATCGGTTAGCTTATAAACACGAAATGTTTTTTCAATAACTTGACTATCAGGAAAGGAGGGAGTTCTAAGCTTAACGTTTAAGAACTCTTCGCCATGAATATTAAACTTATCAATAATATTTCTACTATCAGTAATTACAATATCCCCGTGTAGATAATTCTTAAATATATCTTCATAAATGTTTAACTCAACAATAAACTCAGTTAAGTCAATAACCTTATCACTTGAGTTAATAAGCTTAAGCTGTTCAATCCGTACCTCCCCAGCACGTTGAAGACCTTGTTCACCAATCATTATTCACCTAACTTCTTTTTAAAGTCATTAACTACTGCATCTACATAAGATGCTTTTAATATCTTAATTCTACGCTTGGACTCATTTACTTCATCCTCGTATGTGTAATTTGTAACGGGGGTTCCAGATAACACAACCGTGCTTGTTATATTAGCGCTACTACTGGTATTTGATGTATTTCTTATACGATCACCTGAAATAAATCCCCCTGTGGTTACTGTTACTCTGACATTTGAACTACTATTTTTTTGAGTAATATAACCTGTACCAGTATTGGTAATATTAGTTATAGCATCGTTTATATTAAATTCTGTAAAGTCAGCACTTGATATAAGGTATACGTTACCATTGGCGTAGTTACCGTTTGCATCTTCGTAATGATGTACGGCATTTACATTAGCATATTTACCAGCAACATACCTATTGAGATTATTTGTATCTAACGGCCAGTCAAATCTAGGATCTATAATTTCATTGTAATGAAGAATCAACCAATGATTTTCAGGATTGCCATAAAACTTGTCAGCTAGAAGTTCAGGAGTTTCCCCATCTTTAATATCATACTCATCATACAGACTCAAATTATTTTTTAATTCATCTGATAGAGCAGCTCGTAATGTAATATTAGTTACAACTTGAACAGTACTGGCATCGTCAAGAGAGTAGTACGTGTATGGAAAACTTTTAAAGTACATTAGTAGCCTTCCGTAATCATTTTCTTAGTAATAATTTCAAGCTCGCGGAATGTTAGCGACATATTAATCTCTGTTGGTGATCCATCTCTAAATGATGAGAATTGCTCACCACCATAACTTACATCCATAGACTCTAAAGCACATGTTGCAAACTTATGAAAGTATCCGTTTTCAACACTACCGTAGTAATAGGTAATATCAAACTCTGAAGGGTAAATAAAGAATAATTTACTCTCAGACATTTCAGGGTGCATGTGAAACTTGAATGTGTTTATAATATTAAACACAGCATCTGATTCAGTTTTATTCTTTGGAAAGAATTTATATTTAAATGCAAAAGACCTAAAGTCAACAGATTCAAATACAGTTTCTTTAAATGGGTTTAAAGATGTACCGGAGGAGGAACTTAATGCAGATGCCACATCTGCCCCACCAAATGCACCGGGTAACTTAGCTAGTGAAGCACCTAAAGCGGCTCCAGCCTCACCACCAAGACCTTTTATATTTTGCATTACTCCACCAGCTAAAGCACCGAGTAAAGTACCGAGTTCTTTATTTGCATAATTCATACTATACTTAACAGTAGGCGGACCATCAACGTAAAGAGCGATTGCATCAGATATACGGTATGTAGTATCTTTTTTAAGTATATCTGAATTAGCCATCCCTATAGCTACTGCACCACCTGCTATCGTACCTGCTACTTTTGTTGCAGTTTCTACTTTTGCACCAGTTTTACCAGCAGCCTTTGCAACTGTGCTGGCTAAGGATGTGACCGCAACACCAGCTGCAACCCCGGCAGCTGCATAAGTTACACCCCTGATACTAGGACTAGCTAACTCATCCTTTGATAGATTGGCAGAGTTAGGGTTTCTTTTAGTTTCAAACAGCACTTTACTCTCATTAAACTTAGATTTACCTCTAATATTAATGTTAAAAAGAACGTAGTGTTTAAGATTATCTGCTGTCTGAAGATCAGACGGGTACTGAGTTATACTTACTTTAAACTTGTTTTTATCAAGTTTCGTACCGGATAATGCAGAAGACTCTTGCTTATATCTATCCAGATATTCTTTTTTTATATCTGCTGCCATTGGTTTTCCATAAATAGTTGGATTATATTATATTTATCCCGTTATGTACAAAGCAACTTACAAAGGCCGTTACAGGGTCGCTAATCCTTCTAAGTATAGAGGTGACATTCATGATGTTATCTATAGGTCGTCATGGGAGTTAAAATTTATGAAATGGTGTGATAATAATGTATCTGTACTTGAATGGGGTTCTGAAACTATGATTATACCTTATAAGTCTCCTGTAGATAGTAAGGTACATCGTTACTTTGTAGATTTCTACATTCGAGTTAAAGACAGACACGGAGCTATTACTAAGTATTTAATTGAAATTAAACCTGAAAAATTTACTAAGCCCCCTGCTATTCCGCAACGCCAAACTAAACGTTTTATTGATGAAGTATTTCAATACGGGGTTAATCAATCTAAATGGAAAGCAGCTAACGAGTATTGTGTTGATAGAGGTATGAAATTTCTAGTTTTAACCGAAAAAGACCTTGGTCTATAACGGATAAATATTATTATGGCAACTGTTAATCCTTTCCAAGATATTAGAATGAAAGCGGGTGATGTAGACCGCTCTCTTAACTGGTATCAGGTTCAAATTAAGAACCTTAAAAACGTCAGACCTAATCAGCTGATGTCAAATACCCCTGAACTAACAACTACCATTATGCCTGGTAACATGTACATGTTCTTTTACGATGCTAAGTTAAAAGATAAGTTACCTTACTGGGACATGTTTCCTCTGGTGTTACCTTTTAGAAAAGTACAGGGTGGGTTCTTTGGATTGAACTTACATTATATTCCTTACCCCGTTAGGTTTAAACTACTGGCCGCAATGCATGATTTAGCCTATGATGCTAAGGTTACTGAGAATACAAGACTTCAGTTAAACTGGAGAATATTGAATGCTTCAACTAGATATGCGCCGGTTAAGGCTTGTGTTAAACACTATCTTTTTGATCAGCTTCAATCTAGATTTTTAAAGGTGCATTACCCTGATTGGGTTACAGCCTCCCAGCTTCCAGTTGAGAGATTTATTGGAGCTAACAAACAAGAGGTCTGGAGAGACTCAAGGAAAAAATACTAATGGCAAAAGCTAATTTTAATTTAAGTCAGTTTATAGGTGCTGTAAGAGCTGATAGTTTAGCAAGAGTAAATCGCTTTGAGGTTTTTATTAATGCTCCCAGTACACTCATAGGTAAAAATATAGCTAATTCAGGTGCAGTAAGCCTGTATTGTGAAATGGCAAGCTTACCCCCAGTAAACATATCTACCAAATCATTTAAAATATTCGGACCTACGTATCAAAGACCTTTTGGGGCTGAGTACGGTGGTGAAGGCATATCATTAACGTTTCACGTTGATAGAGATATGCAAGTTAAAAAATTCTTTGATAACTGGACATCGATGGTAGTAGACCCAGACACCGGGCTTGTTGGGTATCAAGAGGAATACGCTACAACTATTCGTCTAAGACAGTTAGATGAGCAGGACAATGTTACTTACGAAATTGAACTTTCAGAAGCATTCCCAAGAAGCATTAACTTGCTGGAGTTAAATAACTCTGCGCAAAATCAAACTCATCGACTTAATGTTTTGTTTGCTTATCGTTATTGGAAAGACATTAGTCAAGAGTATCAAACAAATCCTGTAGATATACCAAGGCAGCGTCAGTTTCCTCAAGTACCTGTTGCAGATACCAGAAGTGTAATAGATTCTAGAAGCAGACAATTCTCCGCACCATCAGGTCAACTTGAATATGATACACCGGGGTCTGACTTACCCATCTCAGCTTAATAATAGGAAAATATAATGGCTTTACCTAAATTGAATACACCGACGTATGAATTAATATTACCATCAACGGGTGTAAAAGTAAAATATAGACCATTTTTAGTTAAAGAACATAAAGTTCTACTAACAATGGCAGAGGCGGAAGATAGCGAAGTTGGTAGAATTGTTCGAGAGTTAGTAGAGGTATGTACATTTAAAGCGTTAGATGTCAACACATTACCGCATTTTGATATTGAATATATCTTTATGCAGTTAAGAGCAAAATCCATAAGTGAAGTAGTTGAGGTTATTATTAATTGTGAGTGCGATAATAAGATTGAAACCTCTTTTAATATTGAAGATTTAAAAGTAGAAAGACCAGAAGGTCATTCTAACAAAATAATGGTTACCGATGAGGTAGGTGTTGTATTAAAGTATCCAAGTATCGACGAGGTATTTGCTGTCTTTTCAGAAGAAGATACAGATGATATTTTTAAATTAGTCATCGGTAGTATTGAGGCGATTTATAATTCAGAAGATTATTGGGAATCCAAAGATCAGACGAAAGAAGAGATTGAAGAGTTTATTTACTCTTTAACAAAAGAACAGTTTAGTAGGTTAGAAGTATTCTTTACATCTTCCCCAAAGATTGTACAGACAATTGAATGTGATTGTCCTAAGTGTGGTAAACATAATGTTTCTAGACTTGAAGGATTACAAAATTTTTTCGTATAACCCTTTCCACGGATAATTTAGCTAATTTTTTTACGCTGAATTTTTCCTTGATGCAACATCATAAGTATAGTTTAACAGAAATTGAAAATATGATGCCGTGGGAAAGGGAGATATACGTTTCGTTATTAATTGATTATATTAAACAAGAAAACGAAAAGCTGAGAATGCTTCAACAAAATGCGAGGAACACATGACCAAAGAAAATAAAAAAGAAGAAAAAGTAGTTAAGAAAGCAGAAGAAGATTGGATGACCAAGAAATGGCGTCCAATGATGGCAATTATGTACATGACATGCTGTCTAATGGACTTCGCTATATTCCCGATTATGTTTACTATAGTTCAGTTCTGGGAAACTGCTATACAGAATGATGCATTTAGACAATGGGTACCTATTACGTTACAGGGCGGTGGTCTATTTCACGTAGCCATGGGTGCCGTTCTTGGTGTTTCAGCCTACGGTCGTACCCAGGAAAAGGTAGCAGGAGCATCGAATGTATCAACCAGTTTTCAAGGAGGCGGGGTACCAACACCTAACCTATCTTCATCCGTACCATCATTCTCTGGCGGGGGATTCAACACCCC